CCGGGTTATATATAGAATAAATATATTGCTACCCAAAAGTAGCATTTAATCTAGACATACCACATGGGGCACTCTACGTTATTTTAGTCACGCCGCTTAAATTGCAAAAGGAAAAATTGATATAAAAATATATATTAATTAAATTACAAAATAAACGAATTTAAGAAAGACTTATAAAATTCCTCTAGTATATATACTAGATTAAAAACTAAGAAGTTGAAACATACCAAGGAGGACATCCAATAAAGAAACTTAATTGGAAATCATCACAATAGGATCTACGAATTGTAGTTCCACCACCAAAGGCAGAATTAGAAGAAAAATTCGCAGTAGAAATTGGATGTGTTTCATCATTGTAAAACAGGGTTGTACCACCTGTCATTACATGTGTAAAAGATGCAGGAAACTGACAATAGTAAGGAACTTGCATATAAGCATAACCCTGCTCGAGGGAACTCATAACGGGAGTTTGAAACGGAAGATGAGAAAGAGAAGGAGTGGCAAGAACTGGAGTGTTATTGCCAAAAGAGAGAACATTGGTTTGAATCAACGTTGTGATACCTCTAAAACCTCTAGGTACATTAAACAATGCATCATTATTGGTCGTGTCATAATGTAAGGCGACACGAGCCTTTCCACGGAAATAGTTATACATGGGAGCTAAAATAGAAAAAGCATCACCATTAAAGCCAGTTGTACGTAAAGTACCAACAACTGGGGTAGCTGTAACACCAGCACCCATCCATGGAGCAACAGATATTTGTGGAACAGCAAAAGCATTACCAGTAATAGATTGCAATTGAGAATCACGATTCAACAATTGTTTAATAGATGCAAAATGTTCACCAATAGAATAAGAACTAAATATAGTAGAAGCAGATATAATCTTGCTTTCAGCTATACCAGATTTAATTAAAGTTTCAATATTATCTGATTGAGGAACATACACATTTGCACCATCACTAGCAGAACTAGGCACTTGATACTCAAAATCTTCACCAGCTGTCCAAAATACTAAAAGATCAACACTTTGGGCAACAGTTTCAGGACAACGAAGATCATTTAAAACACGTATATTTAGAGTTCCCATAGAAGTATCAACTTCTTGATAAGGTCTATGTAACATATAAGGGAGATTTAAAGTTATTTCGGATTGTTCACGAATATCAATGATCTCTCTAAGAGAATAAATAGAAGTAGTATTATCAGGAGTAACAGCCATCGTTTGCACAGGAGAATAAGTTATAAGTAATTTCCCAGAATGAAAAATTGTTTTAACTAATTTAATATGTAAATTAATAGATCCTCTATAAAAAGAGAAAAAGTTAGATAAATAATACAAAGGAGCACCTAATCTATATACGTGATTCAATAAACCAACAGATTGAGTATGTTGGTTTCTAAAATTAGCAGGAATCAAATCACGTGTTAATAAAGAGGTATTAGTTGCTTGAGCTGTAGTCCATGTAATACGACCAGTATTACCAGGAGTTGCTGATAAATAAGTAGGAATACTTAATAAAAATCTCATTGACATCTCATCTTCAGATGTAATTGAAAATTTATCAGTAGTTTCTATTGCATTACCAGCAAATAAAGTTGTAGGAAAAGATATATCAGTACCATCTCCAGTACCAGTATACCTTAAAGGTTGTCTAGTCATAACCATAAGGTTGTCATTAGCTCGAGGCTTACTCCAACCAAAAATACTAGCTACTTGACTAGCTACATCAGCAGCCCAACTCAAAGGAGTCATAACTGCATTTAATATAGGTATAGAAGATAAAGTACTAGCAGCTTTAGAAACAGTCTTCAAACCAGAAGCAATAGGACCTTGAGTTTTCTCTTGCTCTTCAAGAGAAACACCTTTCTTTGTAACAAATTTCTCTTTCTTAGAAGATTGAGGAACTATAGGAGCAGCTAATTCAACATTAGACCAATAACCAAACATAGTAACTTCAGCATTTTGAATACCAGCAGTACCAGTATTAAATGGAGAAATAACGTCAATAAACACTCTACCCCAACCATATGTTAATTCACGTATATCATAATACGGAGAAGGAGCAACATAAGGAATAGACATTAAAGCAACACCATCTCGACAATCTAGTTCTAAATGAGGTTGTTGAAACTTTTGTATTAATTCTAAATTATGTAAATTGGGCCATTGAACATCAATCGCAACACGATCACGATAATTTGGTAAATAATGAATTAATAATCTACCTTGTTGGAAAGGAGAAGCATTAATTTGTACTCGTAAATTAAAAGTTCCACGAATTAACTCAAAACCTTTAATCTTATCATACCACGGTAAAACTGTGGTAAGTAATGGACCAATATCAAAAGGAGTACCTAATGCATTATTCTCAGCAGTTGCAGAGGTCCATTGAAATGATTGTAACAAATAAGGTTTAGCAAGGAAATCTTTAATTGTTTCATATCTTATTTCTATATCACTTGGTAAATTAGAAGATGTAAATCTAGAATGAACTATACTTTCATCTTCTACAAAACAAGTTGTTTTTGCGGGATCACAAACGACATTATTTTCTAAAACGTCATTTTCCCGCACACCACCTTCAATCCGAAACTCAGATTTATCAGATTGAGGTTGTATACTGTAATTATTAAGGCAAATTACAGACAAATCCATATGTTGATCAGGAGACATATTCTCTTCGCCAATTATTAAGGTGTGTTTTGAAATACATTTTACGATACAAGGAGCTACTAACACCATAGTAAAGGATAATTTAATCAGACTCATCAAAGTCTGGATCTTGAAAAGTAAAATCACATGGATCCAAAGATCGATAGATAACATGTGGATCAAACGAGAGAACTTCCTCTGCACAATAAGCAGAAAAAGCAGAATCCCACAATTGAAATTTCGGAGGTATTTTTAAATGCCTCATACACATTTCAATAATGGGTTGAGATTTGGCATAAAACTCCTCAGGACCCCGAGGAGAGAGTTCTTTGAGCGTTCGTTCAACACGCAACAATAACTCTTTTCTATCACGAGTGTTCTTGTACCATGCCAAGGTTTCAAAAACACTAGAATCACGCAGTGGGCCAACAACAATAGAACCTTGTTGACGAAAACCACGTGCAATAAAAGATAAGGCAGTAATATGACTATGATCAGGAACAACATAACCAATTCGTTTACCTTTTTGTTCATCAGTATAATCTAAATTAAAATGTTTTAAAATTGTTTTTTGTAATGTATAAAAGGTAATTTTCATACGCAAACTAGGGTGAACCATAATAACGTTATCATCACCATATGTTTGAACACGTAAATACATTCTACACAATTTTAACGCCACATTTAATTGAGGAATAGAGCATAAGCTAATACCACCAAATTCTTTGGTAAGAATATCTACAGCACAATACTTAACTATAAATAAGCCATCTAAAGAATTTATAATAGCTGTCAAAAAGTGACCACTAACAACAGCATGAAACCATTCATAAACATAAGATAAACCTTTAGATAGAGCAACATGAAAGGAACGAACAGTAGAATTCCATAAAGAATCACGCGCTTTCTTTTCAGGCAAAGGAGAAAGATAATAATATCTATCAATAGACATCTTACAAACAAACATTAAAAATTGTACTTGTTTTTTATCATACCAACGATAATCACCGGCAATTCCATATTGTCCAACTTCAGTTAACCATTTATAAAAGATATCCCAATCAGCATAAGGATTTACACCAACAGCAATACCATTACGAATACGATTCTCATAAATCCAATTAGCAAAAGCACCAAAATATTTTTTGCACTGTAATAAAAATAACTTATCACAAGCACAAAATAACCGAGCTTTATCTTCATCTTTAAGTTCATCCTTAACACAATCCATATATAAAGCAAGCATATCACCACCATTTTGCAATTGAATATCATATTCATCACATAACGATAAGACAATTTTGGCAAGTGGAGTATCATACTCATATTTATCACCTCGTCCAAAAGCCCAACGCATATCACTTGGTGAAATACCAAAGGATTTACACAAAATTTTCATTGGATAACCCCATGAAGTTGATCTATCATTAGAACGGATACCTTCACTAGGAACACCTTCAAGAACTTCATGTGTTGTATATACCCTAAATATAGTTGGTTTTTTAGAATTATCAAATAATTCAGAAACAACATCTTCAGCAACTAAAAAACCACGAGCATGATCAATAGAAAAATCAATATTTGAACCATATCCAGCACGTGCAGTAATCAGAGGTGTTTTACCACCTCCATCATAAAGCTGAACCGGATACTTTGTTACACCAAAATGTTTCTTAACATCTTGGAAAAGTTCACTTTTTGATATTTTGGATATGGTATTAACAGGTAAACTTGGAACAAGACCAATAACTTCATGGTGTAACATGAAATTACTAGGTTGCTTTTCAACTATTTCTAAATATTCTTTAATCATACCTTGAGTTCCAACAACATCTTCAAAAACACGAGAACGCTTCTGAAATTCCTCAGAAATTTGTGTGGCGATTGGCCGAACCTTATTACCATAAACAAAATGTGAAAACATATCTCTAAAGATATAATTACCATACCCAATTCCAACACTAGAATGACCAGCTAAATGGATATAACCAAGGGTAGGATTTTGCAAACAAGAATCAACAGAGGTCAAAGTCTTATAAATTGGATCATCTATAAAAGTTGCTGTAGCACAATCACCAACAGCAGTCGGATAAGAAACACGCATAGGATAAGAAAGAACCGAAACCTCTTTTGGAGCATTGTAATATTTTCCATCACTAGGATCCATCAAATCAGATGAAATAGTATAAGTAAAAGTATCTAAATATTGTAAAGTAACTTTTTCTCTAGAAGTAAGTCCATGTCGTGTTAAAAACATTGAAGCAGACAACTCGGAACGTTGTTGAATTAAACTACGTAATTCAATAGTATCTTTTGGAAAATACTCTCGAATATCAGGAAATTCATTTACATGAGGTGGCAAAGTTATAAACATAAGATCTCTATCTTTATACTTATAATCCTTTAATAAAGTATCATAAAAATACCATTCAAGTGGATCATCAATGTTAGACATAAGAGGAATAAAACCAATTTGAACAGTAGATATAGAAGGACGTAATTTACTGGAACGTACAAAATGGTCAACGTGATAAGGTAATAATATTTCACGCCCACAAATACCAATTGCCCGGCATTGTACATTCTTATAATAATCAGTAGTAGTACCAATACGAGATCTAATGACAACTTTCATAAAATTCCGTAAAGGACCACGCATATAATTCAAATTATGGTCTTCTTTACGATCACTCTGGGAATGAATATTATCACTAACCAAAATCTCAGAATTATATTCATTAGTAGGGTTAACTTTAAATAAAGTCATAACTGCATCAATAAATAAATTAATACCTTTATAAATTAAAATACTACCAGCAGTAACACCAACAATACCTAACATAGAAAGATATGGATTATTAGAAAGCCATAATAATGGATTGACAGTAAAATCCTTAACTTCATCTGAAATTCTATTAATCAAAGAACAACCAATAGTATAAAGGGAAGTAGTCATATCTAAAAACTTATCACGAAATATCAGTGAATAATATATGACATTATCACTATAATTAATACCAGAGTTGGCTATATAAAATAAATCACACCAATTACAAGACTGTAAAATCCTATTATAAATATTATTAATACTTTTATAAACACCATATTCGCCACCAATAGTTAAACGATAACCATATTGGAAACAAGCACTAATATATCTAGAAATCCAAGCACACAAACCCTCTTCAGGAATAGACTCTAACAACAAAGAATTAGTAGTTGATTCTCGAAAAGAATTATCCCTCAAAATTAAATCATTAATTTCAGAAAGAATAGAATCATTTAAAATTGTAGTATCATGATAATTATCAAAACCATCAGGATAATGCTCGGAATAATCATTATGTAAAGTTTCATCAATATCACCTTGAGTTTTAATCTTAAAAGGAGCAAAAGGAGCATCAGAACAAGCCATCTCAAGTAACTCAGGAATAGCTTCAGGTTTGTCTAAAATAGTTGACAAATACTTAGCAGTTTTATCACTTATAGCTTTTTGATGAGCTCGATGTTTAATAAAACGATCAGACATTAAATCTATCATCTGAGTATAATTCAAATTTCGAAAACCTTTCAATTTATAGGTACCAGTTGCTGAATCCCATTCATCAAATAAATAAACATCAGTATTAATACCATGCTCAGATTCGACTAACATTGCTTTATTTTTATCTAAACCAGCCCAAAACTTTGGATCATCTAAACTAGTAGCAATAGGTTTACAATCTTCAATTTGATATTCAGGTTTTATAGTAACTAAAATATTCATATTATCATTCAATCGACGAGTTAAAGCTTCAATATGAGTTAAAACTTTACACTGTTGACTAGTAACGCGATACATATTCATACTAGTAACAATAAATTCTGAAACAAACATAACTAAACCCTTTTTAGTTAATTCGGCACAATTTAAAGGAGTAGGCGAATTACCCAACATTTGAATAAATAATAGAACGTCAGATGGAGACATACCTTCAATTTCTAAGCGTTGTAAAAAATCATTAAAAATAAAAGCAAAATTATCATTATAGGTATCACAAAATTTATCACCCAATCCAAGAGCATAACACATATTAAAAAAATTACCATCAGCACGAGCTTTTTGATCATCAGAAGCAAACTTAGCGAACATCATAGAGATAATTAAAGTAGTAAGTTGAGTCTTACCAACACCAGAAGGACCAACTAAATTAATATTAAAAGGGACTTCACGAACAATACGGCGAATTTGGGAATTCCGTATTATAGATAACAAAGGACTCATAAGACGTAATAAATTTTGTAAAGCAATACTATAAGAAGCATTATCACGAACAGCTTCAATCTTAATAAGATAATTATTAATATCATTATCAAGTGATTTAACATCATTACAAAACCTAAAAGTTATATTGCCATTAAATAAAATTGGATCTTGTTTAAGGACCATCAATCTTTTAGTAAAACCACGAATAGTAATTGCATGCTTGTCAAAACCTAAAGATAATTCATAACCAAAAACTTCAGCTAACTTACGCACCATTTTAGTAATCAAAGACTTCAATCGATCTAAGTAATCAGAAAAACCTCTGGATTGTTTCTCAATACGACTCAAAGATGTTGCAAAACCATCAACAGATAAAAAGTTGATAGACTTGGAGAAAAAACCAAAAGAAAGGACTTCACCACAAATTGTAATCCAATCATCATCACCACCTTGTGGTATAGGATTTATCCAATTTGAAACAATTTTAACTATAGTAGGTGTTCCAATAGTAACCGCTGCAATTGTACCAAAAGCAGCACACAAAATCATCAATTCAGTACAAGATGGATAAGTCCGCCTGGTTAATAATAAAATAACCAACAGAATTGATAATGTACATATTTGATTCTTAGGACTTTGTAACCATAGAAAAATGTTACTTAAATTAAGAACATCAGGAACAGAAGGAGTTAAAAAATCTCGAGTTGCTGTATTAATACCAACATTAACATCACTAACTTTAGTAGCTATATCAAATAAACTATTTAAAGTTTCCGTTGATAAATTAATATCAGCTTTAGCATTTTTAATAGAATCGGCTAAATTATTAATAGGATTAGCTAAATAATTTAAAGGATTAAAAGCACCCATCATCTGAGCACTAGGATGTAGAAAATTATCAATTTGTGAAAAAATAAGATCTAAACCATCAGTACTACAACCATGATACTGCCATTTTAAAAAATTAAAACGACCATCTAAATCAACAATATAAAATTGAAACTGTTCTTTAGGTAAAGCAGTCACATTAAGACAATCTAAATAAAGAGCTATAACATCATTATAATTCTCACCAGGATTAGTTTCAATATCAAACATCAATCTAATCCTTGTAAGATTAATCAAATAAGCGATAAAAGCTTTACAATTACCGAAGCTAACATCTTCAAAGTGATTATCTAAAAATAAATTAAAATCAAAATTAGCACAACTAAAATCACAGTTATCACTCCTATCAACAATAGCAAATCTAAATAACTCATAATCATATATAAGAATTAAATCAAAACCACCATAATTCATATAATGTAATTTACCAGTAGTATATTGATCTTCAATAATGGAATCAAAATCAACACAAATAGTCTTATCATTAAAACTATCCATATTAGTAACGAAACGTAAATTCGAAATACGATGAGTTAAAATATTAGAAATATCATCATTAAATATAGTATTAAAATCAAGATCTAAATCTATATCATCTTGGTTATATTCACCAGGATTAGTCTCAACATCAAACATCAACTTTAAACCAGTCATATTGTAACGAGCAACAGTAAATTCTTTAATATTATCAACTTCAAATAAAGTAAAATTATTATTAATAAAAACACCATCATCAACAACACTCAAGTCAAAATCTTGCGTCAATTTAACAATGCCAACTTGAAAATTAACAGCATCATATAAAAACAACAACATAAAATCAGTAAAATTAAAAGGAATTTGATTCATTCTACCATCTTCAACAGGCGGTAAATTATCAAAATCAATTAGTAAAGCGTTAGCTGAAATTTCAATCTGATCAGCAATAACAATACGAGATATAGTAAACCAACCAGGATTAGACTCTATTCCTTCACGTAACAAAGTTGAAAATACAAATTCTTTAATACTACCAAAATTAGCATTTAAAATAGATAAAAATGTAATTAAAAGAAACATTTTATAATGTTCTCTTACAGCTGGAACATAAATAAGAAACCATTTCATAAGAGAAATAATAAAAAGAATCGAAAGAAGAAGATAAATAATATTAAAATGTAAATACACAAGTAATAAAGCTCTCCAATAAATATGAGAAAAATTAAAAGTCCAACCAGGATTAGACTCAATACCTTCACGTAAAAGAGTAGAAAAATAAAAAGACTTAGGATAAAATTTATTATTGCTTAACGCGTAAGCATATACGCCCCCATTTAATAAAAAAGGGAAAATACATAAGAACATAACAGTGTAATCTACACGGTTATATTTAGAAAGTTTTTTAAATAGCGTTGAAATCATATAGTTGTATCTGTTTCGTGCGCTATAATATACGTTTTATGAAAACCTTTCAAACAGGATAGCATTAACCTCGCTCCAAGAGGGCTATTTTTAACCAAAATAACAAGGTCTACATTAAGCAATCGAACATAAAATGCAAGACTAGTAAACATGTAAAATTTACTATTTTTATTATATATAATTTACTAAATATATTGTCCCATCTAGAGAGAAAAGTCTCATCTACCAATATATTTAACTATTACAGGTCTATACACAGAGAAAATGTATAGAGCTTACACTTATTTTAAAACGCGTTCAACGTTTATATATATACATAGTAGAATATGCCACAAAGCTGCAAAACTTTGATACGGCCTATTATCTATTCACTATACAAAAAGAATAGGAAAAAGAGAAAGAATAAAAAGGGAAATTATTATTATATACAGAGAAATTTAATACGGGTTATCAACTTAGTGACTCACCCAATTAAATATAGAGAAAAAGGAAAAGAGAGGGAATTAAACTCAATTAATCTCTTCTAATTAAAAACGAACAAGTACAAGCTTGTTCTAAGTAACTTAAAGTTACGGGCTACAGGACCCAGAAAAATAATAGTTATAAACGAAGGCGCGAATAATCACGCCCCC